ACTTCTAAGCCAAACATATTTTTTTAAAATATTGTTAAAATAATATCCTTGTATGCCTCTCTATATTGATTTATAATGATTTATATTTGCTTGTATACCATGTTTAAAAAAACCAGTTTTATTAATAAATTGTAGTTTTGCATTATTACTTCTAATTTTTTTTAAATTTTCAGTTACTATATTATATCCTTTTCTTCTTTTTATACCAACTAAATCAAATAAAAATTTTAATTTAGTATATGTTACAGGTAAATTATATTCTTTAATTAGCATTTTAAATCCAATACCTGCATCATATCTATTTTGTAAAAAGTCAATTGTTATATCAAAACTGTCATCCTTTTGTAAACCACTGAGTGTATTTACTAATCTACCATTCTTTAATTCTTTAAATTTTTTATTTTGATATTTTTCTAAAAAAACGCGTATAATTTCTAATGAATCCATGTGGAGTTTTAGATTATATATCACTAATTTCTAATAAAGTATGTGAATTACTTAATTTAGCAGCTTCTATCCAACCGTCTTCTTCAGTAAGAACTAAATGGTCAGGTGTTAATTGTATTTTACTACCTTCTTCAGTTTCTATTTCTAGAATTTCAGCATTCTTTTTAGTTTGTTGGGCATTATATAATGGTTTATATTCTAATTTCATAGTTTTTTCATTATATGATAAAATTTGAAACTCTTCTCCATTATTAAATCGATTTGTAATTTCTTCTATTTCAATTTCACCTTTATTAGTTTTAATTTTAGTACTGCCTATCACACAAGGGTTAGTACTTACTGTTTTATAACCTAAATCTGCATATAAATCTGATACAGATTCTTTAATAATAGTGTCCCAAAATAAAATACCTGGTTCTGCTGATTTCCATGCATTATGTACTATCTTATTAAATATATTAGATGCATCTACATTATGTTTTACTTTCGGATTTTCTGAATTAATTGGAAATTGCTGAATATAATCTTTGTTATTAATAGCAGCATCCATGAAATCATCAGTAATTTTTACTGAAATATTAGCTCCTGTAACTTTACCCTGTTCGAGTTTTGCATTTATAAAATCTTCAACATCTGGATGTTTAATATTAAGTGATAACATTAAAGCTCCTCTTCGACCATCCTGTGCAACTTCTCGAGTTGTATTAGAATAACGTTCCATAAAAGGTACTATACCAGTAGATGTTAATGCTGAATTATTAACAAATGAACCTTTAGGTCTTATATGTGATAAATCATGACCGACACCACCTCTGCGTTTCATAAGATGTACTTGTTCTTGGTCTGTCAATGTAATACCAGAATAGCTATCAACTTCATTACCTATAACAAAACAATTTGATAATGAAATTATTTGGAAATCATTACCTATTCCAGCCATAGAACCGCCTGCAGGTATAATATATTTAAAATCTTTAAATAAATCATAAATCGTATCATAACTTAATGGATTTTCATATTTATTTTCAATTCTTGAAACTTCATTAGCTAAACGAGAATGCATATCATTAGGGGTCTTTTCATATAAACTCCCTGTAGAATCTTTCAAACAATATTTGTTAATCCAAACATCTGTAGCTAATTCATCACCCTTAAAATAATCTAAAGTTTCTTTAAATACTTCATTTCTTTCAAATTTTCTCATATTTTTTATTTATTTTTTTAAAGCATCTTTTATTTTTGATATATTCATTTTATGTTCAAACATAGTTGCTTTATATTCTTTACGTTGACTATATAAATTAGTCAATACTTGTTTTAATATACTTGTTTCTATTCCATATACTGCACCACTAGCTGTAATAATTTTAGATTTATCACCTTTCTTCCGTTCTTCTTCAACTTGTGATTGTGGAATTTTTTCTATAAATGAATCAGGTGAAATATTCGCAAGTCGCATTAATGAAGGATAAAGTGACGCATAATCGAAACATGCTACAGCTTTGTGAAAACCTTTAATTGGTTCTTTTACAAATGCACCTTGGAATTTAGTATCTTTCTCATGTTTATTCTCATCAAATTTATCTTGAGCTAATACTTTATTCATCTTCAAGAAATTTCTAGAAAGATATGATTCTGTAATTACAACTGGTGAACTTGCTTTATAAACACTAATACGACACATATTAGCTAGTGTAAATGCAATATCCATTGTTTTTAACCTACGATGAATAAAGTATACTAATATACTATCAACTGCATTATAATAAATATATCTACTAAAATCAGATTCATATAACTCTTGTAACTGACCATCATACTTAATTTTACCTAACCCTAATACTGCATTAGAAGCTGTTTCTAATTTTGCATTTTCTTTAATTTTAATACTCCTATCCCAATTTGCATATAAATCCATATAATCATATATAGTGATATGCATCGGGAAGTTTTGTCTTGTTAATTTACCAGTAGGTGAAGATATACTCGGATCTATCCCGATTCGTTTAGCTCTATTAATAATATATGTCCAATCAAAAAATACATAATTCCACCCTGATATAACTGGAAATTGTTTAACAAACTTAGATAAAAAAGTATATAATAAATCGTATTCACTATTGAATTTGAAATATTTAAATTCCCATTTTACATCAAATTCATCATTTAATTTAGAAAAATAATTATTTATTTTACCTTCAATTTCTATCTTTTCATTATTAGGTACATCTTTAGTTCCTAATACAATTGCTTTATTATCTGGAGTTATTATAGATATAGTTAATATTTTAGTTTCAGCCTTTAATGGACTTGGGAATCCATCTACTACTTCAGTTTCAATATCTACAAAATATGTTTTAGGTAAATTAAACGCAAAAATTTCTTCATCATCTTCTGGAGATAATGTTTCTAAAAAATTATAAATTGAGAATTTATTCATAGACCTAGCTTTACCAGCTTTTACAGGTCTATCATCCCAATTGCGCTTATCTTTAGATTTATATCTATCTGATTCATTAGTAACATACCAATTCCTGAAATTATCAAATTGGTATGTTTTATAATCAGTATTACCTTCTTTATTAATATAAGATACTGTTAACGTATTATCTTCTTGTTCTATATCTATTAGCATATTATTTTTTATCAGTTGAACCAAATCCTTTATTTCCTCTTGATGACTCTATATTATATAAATTATCAAATTCAATTTCTTCTAATGATGCATAAAATACAGGTTGTAATAACATTTGTACTATTTTATCATTTGGTAATAATACAATCGATTCTGTAGATGTATTAACTAATGATAAATGCATTTCACCTTGATATTCAGCATCAATAACTTCAGCTAATCTATCTAATCCTTTTTTAGTTGCAACTCCTGATTTATTATATACATTAAGTGATAATCCTAAGTCAGGATGTATACTTTTTAATTGTTTTGCATACTCTTCAATATTAACATATACACCTGATGGTATAAGTATGCGTCCTGACGGTCTGATTATTATAGAATCAGAATATATTTCAATATTTGATAATGATATTTGAGCTTTGTTTTTGTCCTTTATATCAGTTAAAAACTGTTCATCAAATTCAGGAATGAAGAAATCAATACCTGCATCAGTTGTATTAGCTCTTATTGGGTTTTTTACTTTTCTTGTTTTACTAAATTTTAATTTCATATGCTTATTTTTTAATAAATTATATTAAATAATATGTCTTTGTTTCAGCCTGAAAAGCCTATAATTTAAATTTAAAAATATTTTATTTTAAATCTATTTTTGTTTGTTCTTCTTCTTACGTTTTTTCTTGGAATTTTTATCGAAACCTACGAATGAACCTGTTTTTTGAGATGCAAATGAATCCATATCACCAGGGCTATCAGGTAATGTAACATCTCCTAATCCAGGTACATTCATGCCGGGATTAGCATGTACGAATTCTTCAAATGTTAAATATTCAATTACTTCAGGTAAGTCTTTTGTTTTAGTTTTTGCAAAATCTTTTAAATCGTTTAATGACATATTATTAATTAATGACTTAACTTTATCTCGATATTTAATATCAATATCATCTATTGATTTATCACCTTTTTTTATACTATATGCAATTGCAAATAAATGTTGTTGTCTTTTAGATACTGATGGCATATTAAGATATTTTTTTAAATTCATTTATTTCTACTGTTACTATAGAACCTTGACCATTAATTCTAATCATAATTCTTACTTTATAAATAGTATCTTTAAATTTAACATGATAATCAACATTAATACCATTATATGTATTTTTATCAATTAATAAAATTTGGGAATTATTATCTACTATTTCAACACCACTCTGTGCTGGAAATTCAGTAAGAGATGGAGTCTCAACATTATTGTTTCCTTTGATTTTAAAAAATGTTGGATTTTTACCTAAGCTTAAACCGTATGAAGCTAAATTAACAAATATATTATCTTTAATAGAATTTTGTTCTAATAAGAAATATAACATTTTTAAAGCAGCATATTTAGCTCTGGTAAAATCTATGTTCTTTGATTTACTACTACTTGTAAATTTACTATCAACTTGATATTTAAATAAATTATTATATTTTTTAATTATCTTATCGATTTTTTTTCTATAATCTTCTATTTTACTATAATATTCACCTATATTTAAATCATCTTCTTCAGGTGTTAAATTATAATGTTTTAATTCTGAACCTTCTTTAATTTGTATAGATTTTAAATATGATTTAGCTTTACCTGCTTGAGATTTTTGTTCTTTTAAAGATATACCTAATACATAATTAGACGTATCATCAAATTGATTTACAAATAAACCGTTTATATGTCCTAAACTTAATTCTTGATTAGCTTCTTTCTGAGCTTCTTTTAATGTTTGATTAATATGTGATTCACTTTGAGGTTTATATAAAATAATATCAGAAGGGTTCCATTTGTCAGCATATAATTTACTTACTTGACTACCTACCTTTTTTATTTTATTAAAAATAACATCTCTATCCATTTTCCAATCTTTATAATTAGATTCAGCTAAATATTTACCAATCGATTTAGCGTTATTTATTGATTTAACTAAATTTACTTTATATTCTTCTAAACTATATTCTAATTCTTTTTGGATTGATAATATTGTTTTTTTATCAATACCTTCAATACCATTTTTTTTAATATTATTTAAAATTAAATTTAATTCATCATCGTAATTAGCTTTAGTAACTTTAGACCATTGATTATTTTTAAAAAAATAATTTACTAAACTTTCTTTTAGATTAGTAGATGTCCCTTTACTTGATTCTAATATATTAGTATAAGTGATAAACATTTGGTCTCCATTAACTTCAAATTCTAATGTTGGATATTTTGAAGAATAATCATCTTTATATTTTCTACTTAAACCTATTATATTTGGTGTACCTTTAGGTTCAACAATTATAAATGGCCCAGTAACTTCGTAATCCTTAGATTTTTTAATATAATTCTTAATATCTTTTACAAAACTATCAAATGATGTTTTATTCTTAACTTTAATTCTACCAGGTGTAGAATGAGTATCATAATTTTTATGATTATCTTTAATAAAATCACGGATGAAAATGTTACGTTCTCTTGCATTCATGTTCTCATTTAAATATTCATTAAATGATAATATTCTATTTTCTGGTAATTTAATTAATATATCTTTTAATTTCTTAAAAAATTTATGCATTGATTTAGGAGTATTAGATTTAAATGATTCCTCATCATCATCTATAATAGCTTGTCTTACTTTAGTTGCAGATATATTGTTATCGTCTCTTTTTATTTCATATGTATTAAAATCTTCAATTGAATTTAATTCAGATTTATACTTATTAATCATTTTACTATATGAATCAACTCTATCAGTCCCAACGCCCCATAATACAGGTTCATATTTAGGACGTAATGCATTAAATATAGTATCAGGAGCTGCATTATGTATTATAATTGCATCTTCGATAAATTTATATTCACTTTTAATTGCTTTGAATAATTGCATTTGTATTTTTTCTGAAAAAGGTCTTTTTTGAAAATCATGTTTTTGACCTCTAACTATTAAAATAACCACATCTAAACCATTAGCTTTATGTAATTTTTTTAAAACTTTTATATGACCTAATGTAAATGGTTGAAATCTACCTACAAATATATTAACTTTTTTTGTACCATGTACAATACTATTTAAAGATAAAGATTCAAATGTTAAATTTTCAAATATATTATTTTGACTGTCATTATTAGAATTTATATAAGATTTAAAATCTAATACTTTATTCGAAGATTGGTTTGAATTAATCTTATCTTGTATAATATCAATAGTTTTATTGATAACAGTAATAGTTTCAGCTGATAATAAATCAGTAGAATACTTACGTTTCTTTTTAAATGAACTTAATATTATTTTAAATAAATCATGTAAATATTCATTAGTTAAATAATTAGCTGTAACTTTATTAGTAATAAATTTAGTATTTAATTTAAATTCATCATTTTGAGCAAACTCTGGAGTTTGGAAATCCATACCAATATATTTAAACATATTCTTTTTAATATAATCATTAAATATTTTTGATATCATTTCAATATATCGACGTTCAGGAGATTGTTCAGTTAAGTGGATATTATCAAAACTATAATTTGATAAAAATGCGATTAAATCTAATAATATTATTTGATATGTATCATTAGGTTTTTGCTTGTCTCTATTTTGTAAAATCTGTTCAGTATATAAAGGGTCTTCTAATTTAACAGTATATGTTTTTAAACCATCTTTAAATTCTAACAATACACCTTCTATCATATTATCTAATGAATTATTCAATAATGTTGATTTAATAGGTATATTTAAAATACTTATAATATATCTTATAAAAGATGTTGATTTAAATAAATTGATTAAATCTTCTTCGTCAGTTTCTAAAAAATCAAATATCTGTTGTTTTTGATTATTATTTAATCTGCCATCAAATATTATACCATTATTATCAACTTGTAATAATTTAGACCATTTTTCTAATATTTGAATATCATCAATTACTTGAAATTTATTTGATGAATCAATTATTCGAATAGAAGTTAATATTAAATAATTTAAAGGTAAATTATCATACTTAACTGTTATTTTATTTTGATTTAAATATCGGAATTCAAATTCCCAATTTAATGGAATATAATCAATTATTTCAGATTCTATTGTTTTAAAATGATTTATTAAATTTTCATAATAAACCATTACAGTTCTATCAATTATATTAATAGGATTCTTGTCATTGCCTTTATAGAATACTAAACTTTTATCTACTTTCTTGATTCTAATTTTAGTCCCATCAATCATTTCTTTTATAATAAGACGTTTATTAAAAAGTTTAGCTATGAATTCTTTACCTTTTTCATTATATAACCCTTGTAATGATTGTAATTTTCCCATTTTATAACGAATATTTAATTGTTCCTAATATTTGATTAACTGATGCAAATGCACCTGTTAATTTATATGTTTTACCTTTATATTGAAATACTACACCTTCACTTGGTACAATTGCATCAAAGCCACCAATTGAATTAAGTCTAGCCATTTCATATTTTAATTTATGTAATAATTCTAAGTTCTCAGTCTTTTCTAGTTGTTTCTGTATTGATATTATCTCATTTCTAATATCTTGTACTACTGTATCTGGATTGGCAGCTAAAAAATCTGAGATGTTTTTTAAAACTTCTGAACCTATTTTTAAAAATAATGTTTCAATTGGGTTTATAAATTCTTTAGCTTTTACTTTATATTTCTTTTTATCAAAATCTAAAATCCACTTTAAAGTTTTATCGTCATGTGCAAAATCTTTTTTGATTTCACCTAAAGTATATGAAGATTTATTTTCCATTTCCCATCTCATTAATAACCTTTCGGCAAATGTTAATTGAGGGTCTTTTTCATCACTTAAAAAATCTACAGTACCTTTCTTCTCTAATTCTTTAAAGAAATCTAACCATTTATAATGTATATATGTTGCTACTACATCATCATCAGTTAATCTATATTCTTTCATGATTTTATTAATTTCACTTAAGAAATATTTTTGTTTCTTCTCAAAATCAATATGTTTTGGCATATTTATAACAACTGGTTCTTTAATAGTAAATTTCTTTTGAATATCAGCATTTACTTTTTTAACTAGTTTAAATAAAAATTTAGCTCTATCTTTATATTCTTTTATTGGTTTACCACTTTCATCATATTTAATAGCAGTGTGAAATATAATAGTCGGAACATCATAATTAATAACGTTCTTACTCTTAGGGTCTATAATTTCTAAATGCATAAATACTTCACCTTCTTCGAAGATTTCATATCTTTTTTTGCTGCCAATTGATTTAATAGCATTAGATAAATCATACATTGCAAATGAGAAGCTATCAGATAATGTACCTCTATTTTTAAATTTTTCTATTAATTTTTCTAAATTCAAACCGTTTTTACCTGCATTTTTAAACTCACCTTTATTACGAGCTGCAATTAACTCACCATTTTTCCAAGAAATAGATAATGCTAATCCATCTAACTTTTCTGTAACATCTTCTTCTTTATTTAATTCCCCACTTAATGCATTTATCATAATGTTTTTGATATCTGCAAAACTAAGTGTGTAATCTTCATAAGGATGGTACATGTGTCCGAAAGCACCGCCTTCAAATATACGGTCATCTGTTACTAAAGTATTACTTTCAACTAATTTAAAATCATTGAAATTTAATAAATCCATTATTCTTTTTCTTTTGTCCAGCCTTTTTCAATTTTATCGAAAAATTCTTTCTTCTTTTCGTCGCTTAATTCACTAGGAGATGATACATCATATTTAGCTAATGTTTCTTTAAAAAATTTAGCATAAGATTCTTGTTTTGAAGATTTTTCTTCTGCGATCTTTTTATTTTCCATTTCTTGATGATATTTTGAAAAATCACCAAATGATTTAATTTCATTTTTCATATTAAATGTATTTATTTTTATTTATATATCATAATTTTATAGATTTAATCTGATATGGGAATTTTTGTTCTTTATAAATTCGCTTACGTGCATTACTATGTTTATAAATATAATTTTCGAATCCGTCATATCTAAAATCATCAACTATATCAATTAATGTTAATATTGATTTACCTTCTAACTTTCTTAATCCTCTACCTATACTTTGCCTTATAATAATATCAGATTTAAATGATTCAACGAATACAATATAATGTATATTTTTAATTGATATCCCAGTACTAAAAGTACCATATGACGCAATTAATACTACATTTTCATTTTCTTCCATTCGTTTCTTATATACTTCACGAGTATTTTTATCAGTATGACCATCTACATGATATACCATTTTTGATGATTCTTCTTGTAAATCTTTAAATAAATCATTACCGTAATTTCTCCTATGAAATAATACTAAAGTATTTTTTGGTAAATGGTCTAATAAATTAACAATAAATTTTTTACGAACTTCACTCTCTATAATATAATCTTGTTCTAATTTAAATATTTTCTTACCATCGACATTTTCATTATTAGATAAATCTCTAAAAGCTTGTTTAGTTTTAACAGGAATATAATCTAAATTTAAAATTTTAACATTACACTTTGAAATATAATTATGTTGTTGTAAATAGTTTGCAGTTATTTCAGAAATAAGAGGGCCTGTATATTCCATTAATGATAGTCTATCTAATGTTCCTGGTTTAGGTACAGTTCCTGTTAATCCAAAACGATATTTTGCATTTGTACATTTATCTAATATTGTTTTAATAGATTTTGCTTTTACTTTATGTGTTTCATCTATCATTACAGCATCAAAATTATCAAAATATTCTTTTTTCTTTTTAACTAATGATTGGTATGTACCTATTACAATATCTACATTATCTTTTAATTTTGAACCTGCATATATTTGTTGAACACCATAATCTAATTTATTTCTAAAATTATATTCATCGAAATCTTCAGTAGTTTGAATAACTAAACTCACATTCGGTACTATCAATAACATTTTGTTCATTTTATTATGTGACTTTAAATATGCAAATATAATAAATAATATCAATGTCTTACCTGCAGATGTCGCTAATTCTGCGACGCATTTTTGATACTTGAGAATTTTAAAAGCTGTATCTAATTGATAATCTCTAGGTTGCATCGGATTATCTTTAAAATAATCACTAGCCCATTCATTAAATTCGTCTTGGTCTATATCTTGATTAAATAATTTAGAAATACCATTTAATTCTATTTCATAATTAAATTCTTTAGATATATTATAAACTTCCTTCCATAAACCTGAACGAATAAATTTATCTTGCTTAAAGAAATTAAAATATCCATCCCATATTTTCTTTTGAACTAAAGGGTGAAATTTCCAGTTCTTAATCCTTTTTGTTAATGATATATTTAATTGTTCAATTTCTATATCACTGGCTTTTTCTAATATAAGCCATTCTTTGTCTTCTGATAGTCTAAAAATCATATTAAAACATTAAATTTTCTATAGCTATACGATTTTTAATAGCCCATCCCATTTGGTCTAATGTTTTTACTGCTTCTTTAAAAAACTCTAATTGTATATCTAATAATCCTATTTCCATTAATTCATTTGTTAAATCCGATTCTATCATAATATGCATCTTCTTATCATTTAATTTATAATCATGTTGCTTATAATGATAGTACTTTTGCTTGTAGTATATATTATAATAACCGTGTAATCGACGCGACTTTACTGCAATGTTTGCAATATTTTCAATTATCATACTTCTATAAGATGACACTAAAGATGAAACTTCTGTTAATTTCTTAATATCTTTAATATCATCTGATAATGATTTGATACGGATAGTCCATTCATTTCTTTTTTCTTTTAAGAATTTATCTAAATTACTTAAGCGTTCTTCTGTCTTTTCTTTATCTTCCATTAGAATAAATTATTTTGATTCTTCTCTTTTGGTTTTAAATCATGTATAATCGCATTAGTTGATTTTTTAATTTCACCTATATCTAAATCTTTACTTTCATAAATATATTTAGAAGGTGTATATTCAATTAATAATTTTAAATTAATTTGACTTTCTTCAAAATCTTCGAAAAAATCTTTTAATATATTATCTAAATCATCCATAATTTATATTAATAAAATATGATAAGGCGAATCTGAAAAGTATTCGTTGATATGTTTATATGCGTCTAATTTGTATTTAAAACACAATTTAATAATATCATTTAAATCTTTTTTATTGTCTGTCTTATCTTTTATATAGTCATTTATTTTAAAATCTTTTATAAATTTCTTCCACAGAAAAACTTTATTACCATCTCTAATTAATTTAATTGATTCTAATTTTCCAGCTTTATCATTATCTAAAAGAAATCTTTTATATGGTAAATCTAGAAATGCTTCTTTATCACGGGATATAGAAGCTAGTCCAATTGAATTAGGAATAAATATTGAATCTAAAGGTCCTTCAAATATTGTTATTTCTTTTCTAAAATCAATATTTAATAAATTAAAAACTGTAGATAATTTATTAATCTTAGACATATTTGAAAATTCTTCTACTTTTAAGATAATGTCTCTGCCTAAATCTGTATTTATTCTTTCTATATTATATGTTAAGTATTTGTTATTATTATACTTATTTAATTTTCTAATTTGAAAACTAATTATCTTTTTATTAAAATGGTTATAATTTAATATAAATAATTGGTTAGTTGTTTCATTAATTGCGAATAAATCTAAGCGTGTATTCAATAATCTACCTTTTAAATATAAATATACACTTGAATTTTTACTAATTGGTTTAGCATTATAAGTTTTATAAAATTCTTCGAATGTTATTCCTAAATCTTCAATTTCTGGAAATAAGCTCCTGTTAATATTTTTAATTTTATATTTATTATAATTTTCATGTGAATTATTTATATAATCATATATAAATTTAGAATCACTACTATAATTATATCCAAACCTTTTTAAAAATGTAGTTAATGGCATATGTGAATTACAACCATCATTATAACAATGATAAAATAACGAATCTAAAAATAAATTACCTCTTTTAGCTAATGGATTATCAACTGAGTCTCCGCAAAAGGGACATGCAAAGTTTAATCTATTATGCATGTCCCTTACAGATTGTTTTCTATAATCAGAATGTTGTTCTTTTAATATATTTTCAATTACATTTTTAATAAAGTCTTTTTCTGACTCATTAATTGTCATAATTAAATTATTTTATAGAATTTTCCATTTGATTTAAAAATGCATCTAATTCATCATCATCTGATTTATCATCAGTCGACTCATTAGATTTTTTAGTAGTTTCTACTGGAATTTCAGCTTCTTTTTGAGATGTTAATTCATTGAAATCAGTTACTGCTGCATTTACTTCATTATTACTAATAGTATTGTCTTTAATACCTGTTGTAACATCATCAATACTTGAACCAGGATTACGCATTGAACGTAAAATAGACATTACTTCAGATTCTGTTGCATCGTCCCATTGCTTATAATAGAAATTACTTAAGTCAGGACATTTTTCTAATTCTTTACGAATTATATCCATATGAGCTTTAGTTTTTTCCATTTGTAATCCATCAACAGTAATAGGTTCTGTATCTTTTAAAAATTGGCATTGGTCATAATTATTAAAATCACCTTGACGTGTTAATCTTAAATGAAAATTCTTACCATTAAATAAATCGTATATTTGAGTTTTTTTCCCAAATGTTGGATTCTTTTCTGCATCAAATTTAATTTTAACCTTTGGTCCAAATTTAAAAATTTTAAACTTGCCGTTCATTTCTGGGTTAACCTTATCATCAATTATTTGTATAATTGAATAAAACTGTTCACGTCGTTTTAATTGTTTTGCAATTTTTCTATCAACAGCTGATTCAGATTTAGCTAATTTGTAATATGTTTGTTGGATTGGACATTTTTGCCCTTTAATAGTAGAAGGACTATCATAATTCTTCCCTTTACCATCTTTATCTTTTAGATAATAAACATATTTTCTTACTAATGATTGTGCTGGGTCTTTTGGATTTGGAATAAATCTAATGAGAGCTTCATATAACCCATTTGGTGCGTCTTTTGCCTTAGGAGAATATAATACTGATTCGCCTCTTTCTGGTCTTTCGTGAAATTCAATTGCCTCTGCATCTAAATTAAAGATGTCTAATTCTTGAGTTGCCATAATAAATACTTTTTTTAAAAATTTAACAATATTGCCTTATATAAACGTTTAACGTGTAATATATATCGGCAATTTAGTACTACTACAGTCAAATATTAAAAAGTTTCATATTTTATTTTTATGTTAAAGAACATATTATTTTTATCACAGGGTTTGAAACAAATGTTATAAATAAGAATATAATAATTCTCATGGCTCTCAGCCTTCAGATGGATTAGAGGGTAATTATAAGATTGGTTAAGCCAGTTTCCCAGTTTCTTTTAATTGGAGAGTTTTTAATACAAAATAGGCATCAATCATATCGTCTATAGGACTAGGTACCTTTTTACCAACTTTTAACGTTTTACAATAATTATAAAAATGGGATTTAGTTAATATTTCATCTTCTAGCCTGTTTTCAATGAATACATCAAATAATTCTCTTTTTTTATAATTACCTTTCCCAGCTGTTTTCTTTATAGTCCCTGGTGCATAAATTTTATATACATCATTTTCAGTATACAACTGTTTTAAGATATTTCTTTTGAATAATGTAGTAGCAGTTGCTAATTCAATAATAGAATCAGTCTTGGTAAACCTAGAACCATAAGAGTAACCTTCTATACCTATTAATACTTTATTAACATTTGGGCCTAATGTATATAATAGCATTTTGAATAAAACATCACTTTGTAATTCATACTTAACCATTTTTAATAAATCAGAATCTTCATAATCTTCTAATTCTAATTTATTTTCTTGGATTTTTAAATTGATATCTGGTAATTTTGATAAATCTGTTTGTAATAATTTATCTTTTTTTGTTTTATTGATTACGCCATATGTAACCCACTCGTATGTATTATTTTTTAAAACACATATAGCTGGTGAATTAATTGAATAATCAATTCCAATGTAAATATTTTTCATTATCTTGATAGATTGTTTCCTAAAGCTGCACCTACTGCTCCTGCAACTAAACGACTTGTTAATAAATTATATAAGAATCCTTTTTCGACTCCCATTACTTTTGCAATTATTTTACCTACTGTTTTACCTAATGCTAATCCTGTAAGTCCACCTAATAATGTACCAAAGAAGCTTTCTTCTATATTATCATAATTAAAATCATCTAATCTTAAATCTTCACTATTTAAATTATTTAAATATTTTTCTACATATAAGTCGATAATTTCGTCAATTTCTTGTTCTTCTTCTATAGTTAATGTAGACTTTAAATTTTCATTTAAATTCAATAGAATAGATTGAGATATATTATCTTGTTCCTGTATAAATTCTTTAAAAGATTTAACTTTATCCATTTTAATCAATTTTATTTATATATTTAATTATTTTCAATAATAACGTCAAGTTTATTATACGCGAATGTAATATTAAACGTAGTAAAATCAACTTGGTTAGATGCAAATGATACTTGTAAATCATCAATCTCTGTCATTAATACATCTTGAATTCTTGTAGTTATTAATACATTACCTTCACTATCTGTAAACCTCAAGTTCATATCGCCAATATATGTATTAGGATTTTCAAAACTATAATAATAAAATAATGTTTCTAATAATATCCAATAATTAATAAATCCATCAATTAATTGAAATGATACTATAAATTCTTTATTTAATAATTCCTGTTCTGGTAATGAACTTCTGAATTTTTTATTAATTCCAGGTTTTTGATTTTGTTCAACTGGGTCATAACTAAAACCAGGTACTGTAATACTTTGAATTGAATAATTTATATAATCAATAGGTTCAGTTATTAAATTCCCAGGTATTCTATTTAAATAAGGTTTATATTTTTTAACAATATGGTCTGGTATAAATTTTCTTGGAAAATTAAATTCGAATGAACTATGTGTTGAATTTGGTATCATGTATTATATATTTTTTGTAAAGTTTACAGCAGTAATATTAACACCTAGATTATTACTAGCAGATATCTCATTGAGTGATTTAGTATCTGTATTCGATTTAATAACACTACCTTGAATTGACTTAGATTCTTTATCTTCTTTAATAGTATCAAATAATTTATTAATTTCGCTTTTTTCTAAATTATTAATAAGATTTGTATTAATATTTAAAGTTTTATCTAATTTTATTTTTAAATTTTTAATTTCAATATTTAAATTTTTAATAATTTCATCTTTTTCTTTTAATTCATTAGAATTTAATAGATTCAATTCTTTAATATCATTATTTAATTCAATAATCTTATCAGACGCGAATTTATCATATTTTTCATTAGGTAGTAAATATGTTCCACTATAAATCATTGTTTCATGTGATTTATTATTATTATTTACCATTTTATTAGTAATATAAAAAGTTTTATCTTTACTATCAATAATTTTCTTAGCTACATTTTCTTCTATTTTAAATAATATTTCGCCGTGTGTTTTATTAATATCTTGTACGTTTGTGTAATTTTTAATTTTTATTTCACCGTTATTACTCTTAAAATTTATATAAAAATCACCCATATTAGTTAAGTCTAATAATGAATATTGTTCATTATTTAAACTATCATACATTACTATCATGATAAAATTATCAAATGGTGTAATTGTAAAAATACCTTCCCCTAATGGATATATCTTATC